ATTCCGGCGATGATTTAGCAATAAATGCCAAATCTTTGTCTGTCGGATTTGCGCCAAGCGATTTAACCTGCGGTAAAACAAGCTGCGCCGTAGCTGCCTGAACTGCCTCAATACCAGCGGTTTCTGGAACCTTAAAGTTAGGATCAATTGCCTGACCGATTCGATTAAGAGTTGCCCTAGACTCGGCTCCAAAACCTGTTTTCACTCCAGCATCAAGGAATCCTTGTAGCTGACCAACAACACCAAGCGTTGTTCTTGCATTGCCAGCAGCATCTTGAATACCCTGATAGCTAGCAAAAACACCTTTTCCAAATTCGCTTTGAGTTGGGACGTTAACCCCAACATTAGTCGCCCCAGCTTTTTTAGACTCTATGACACCTTTCTGCCAAACGTCTTGCCTTTGTTTTGGGGTTAATTTCGCAGGATCGCTAGTGCCATATTCACTAAGCGCATAATTTGCCGCTTCCCCTGTAAAACCTTTGCCGCCAGCATCCATGACCTTTACTAAAGACGGTGTTTTTGCATTTTTGTCATACGCAAAAATACCTTGGTCTGTTGACATATACCCCATCTCAGACTTTTCTGGGACAGTATGCAAAACCTGACCAGTTACTTCGTCCATGATTACATCGCCAGGCTTGTAAACCTTTGTTTGTGGCTTAGTAAAAGATTGAATCTGTTGGCCTAGCGGGATGGCAACCGTTGGCGATACACCAGCAGCGGTTGCTCTCTGTAAAAACTGCTGAGGATCAAATCGAGCTGGTCCCGTAGCGACCGAAGGAGTACGCATCTCCATCCGCTCAAGATCCGTAAACTCTCTTTGAGGAGCAACCATAGCGCCCTGAATAAGACCAGGCAATGCTTGCTCGGCTCTTTGTTTCTTTGCCATCTCGCCAAGTTGGAGCGCAGTCATCCTGTCCTGCACCGCTTGCTGCATAGCACCGCGGTAGGCTTGCTGGCCTGCTTGTAAACCTTGTGCTACTAATTCCCCTGTAGTTCTACGAACAGGACTTCTTCCTGACCCCGCTAGTAGAGAAAGACCCAGGTTAAGCAATCCTTGGTCTTGCGCTTGCTGTCTTAGCTTTTCCTGCTCTTCAGCACCCAAAAGACCGCCCATATAACTAGGCATCTCACCAAAGATGCCGCCAAGGAAGTTAGATGTAGACACAATTACCTCCCAAGCAAACCAAGTAAACCGCCGCCTATTGCTCCGGCAGTCGTTCCAAGTCCAGGTACAGCACTGCCTAACCTAGCTCCGGTTAATGCGCCACCAAGAACACCTGCAAGCGGGTTTGAATAAGTAGGCTGAACCGTTTGCTGGCCCATTGGAGCGCCGTAGGCAGCAGATAAAAACGATTGAAGCGACGAGTAGGGAGCTTGTTGCTGAAAGTTAAACCTCTGGATTGCGTCTTGCAGGGCAGCTTGTTGGTAGCCCTCTGCCGCCTGGCCGACTTGTGCGAGTTGAGCAATGTCTGTGTAGTCCTGAGCAGCCAAACCTGGCGCAGCACCAATCGCCGCTTGTTGTCTTGCTCTCTCGGCCTCGTAAAGGTCAAGACCCATACCCAAAGCCTGCTGTTGCCTTCCACGTTCAGCCTCATAACCGGAATAACCTAGCTGCGCCGCTTGGTTAGCAAGTGCGTTAGCAAGAGCGCCCTGAGCCCTTTGCTCTTGGGACATAAGTGCTTCGTTGGTTCCGTACCTTCCCGCAGCAGACGCTCTCGATCTCATCTGGTTGATTGCGTCCTGATAGGACGTACTTGCTGCCTGGAAGCCTGGTTGGAGAGCTGCCGTGTAATAGGGGTTCTGTCCTAAATAACCACCTGCAATCGTGTTCGCAAGCGTTGGAGACGTTGCAGACCCTAGCGTTTCAGCACGAGATCCGCCTAATGTCGTTGCAAGTTGTTGTTGCGCCAAAGGCACAAGCGGATTGCCTTGCATGGCCCTAGACTGCATGGCCGACAGAGCAGATTGCGTCTGCTGAGACGGTCCTACGTACGTCTGGCCTGTAAAGTATTCGGGAGCGCCAGCCTGGTAGAGACGTTGAGCCTCGCTTAATCCGTACTGAACATACGGACGCATCGTAGGATCAAGTTCTGTCCTGGTTACCGTGTTTGTTGAACCGCCAGCCATATCAAACCTCTCTCACCCATTTCCTGGGTCTAAAACCTAACGCCTTAGCTTTTTTATCCCAGCCTTTACGCCAAGAATCAAAGCTGATAGTTTTCGCGCCACCATCTCTTGCAATTCGGAGAACATGATCCATGCCTGCATCAAAATCCCCCTTGCCATAAGCAACCCAAACATGCAAATTATCGCCCATAGGCTGCAAAACAACAAAGCCAACAACAGTGTTGTCCTCAACAAAAGCCCAAAGCATTGATCGCTGGTTAAAACAGTCAGAATAGATGTCTTCTGGTATCCACGCTTCTGGACTCTTCTTGAGAACAACCTCAAGCCCTGGCTTGATGTACTGCCAAACCTTTCTGAGTTCATCTGGTTTGATGTATTGCACATTCATCCGACCACCACATAACCGTAAGTTTTGTCAGAGGTTGCATTTGGAAAATGCGTAATCGTCGCGGACCCGTTCGTAACCGAAGAGATGTAAACCCCACCGTTAGAAAACCCGCTCACAAATTGCATCGTGGCAATCACCGAAGGAGTCGCAGGTCGCGTAGGACTCGTTTGAGTGGCGATATGCTCGATGATGACCAGCGTTGATGTTGTAGCCCACATCAACTCGATGTAGTCGTTAGCCGCAAGGTCTACAAAAAGATTGAGCGCAGCAATAACATGCCCCTTTATTGAGCCATGCTTTGAGTTAACTGAAAACCTTGAGTTGCTGTCAGCGACATTAGTGCCATTCTTTCTAATCCAAACATCAACATCTTGAATCTGCGAATCATCGTTTGCAAACTGGATTGAGAATTGAAAGTTGTACTTACCAGCAGCCCTTACATTGATCCTCGATGAGTTCGACAGGTAGACGTTATTCGATAGGTCGGTATTGGAAAACGTAATTGCATAAGCTGTTGTTGTGCTCGCGGCAGATTGATCGTTAAGGTCGAAAAACGAGCCGTAAGGGATCGAATCAGCGTAAGCGGCAGCGGAGTAAGGGACAAGGATGATCTTGCTTTCTACCCCTATCCTAGCGTCTGTGATCGTGGTTGTAGTCGCGTTTCCTGTGGCTAACGTGACCGTTCCCGTGTTGTTGGTCTTACCGTCCATGATGCCGCGAACAATCTCGGCAACAGCGCGTTGATCGCCACCAAACGGAGGTAGCGTACGGAAGATCATCTCAAACCCTGCGGGACAATCGTGACATCCAAACCAACAGCAGATGACCAAACACCAGACGGAATGGTTTTAAGTCGATGGTAGGTTCCGGCAGACCTCAAGCCAATCCGATTATCGTCATTAGCCGAGTAGGTCGAGCCGGTAAAGTCGGTTTGTTGGTTGAGCCTGCGTCTTGAGTTGATTTGAACCGAGCAAGAACCGCCATCAATAACAGGCCTAACCAAGGTAATAACGCTTGGCGTGTCGTTGAGCGAGAGATCAGGCGTAACGATATTGGCTGTCAGATTGGAGCCCGAAAAGGCAACGATCTTGGTCCCCAACGTACCCGTCAAGAGTGTAGATGTAACCGTATACCCAAAGGAGTCAAGGCTTGCAGGTAGCGTCTCAAGGCTTCCGTAAGCGTCTAGTTGCTCTAATGTAAGACCGGACGAGGAAGTTGTCGTGATTGCGGTAGATGAGGCTATTGTGTCTACATTCACCTCACCGTAAGACCATTTATTGAGGTTGAAGTTGTAGATAAGCACGAAAGTTGACTGATCGACCGTCTTAAACGACCAGATTACGAGGTTCTTAAGCGGGTCTACCGCAGCAGACATCGAGGAGAGTTGCGATATATCGACGTTATTGAAGAACCATCTGTCCACCTTCTCGACAGAAATGGACTCGACCGCTTGACCATTGCACCTGTAAAACCCATCGTCAGACAAAAAGAACGACATCCCCGCGTACTGGATGATCGAGTTGGGTTCCATGCACCCAAGACCCCTAGAGATCGTGTCGAATTGGAATACAAGAGGGCTTCCAACGTACGACATCCTGACCACCGCGCGGTCCATAAACACAATGCCGTACTCGCCTCCTGTCAATCCCTTGACATGCCCACCGTCAGGGATGTCCTGATAGTCCGCTTGAGTCGTTGCGGCAGGAGTCCAGCTCGTTTCATCACCTAACGCACACCACTCAACACGATTAGGGTAGACCGTTGCCCCGTTGTTAAAGCCAGCAACAACAAAGTCCCTTACGGTCGTAACATACCGAGACTTAGGAGCAGCAGCACCAAGATCCGCAAACAAGGTCGATGAGCCCATCAGGTAACCCTGGAGCCTGTCGCCTCCATTAGCCGCGATCACTCGGTTGCCAAACTGTGTAAATCGCCATTTCTGATCTGATGGGGTTGTATACCCACCGGACTTAGAAACATCAGATAGATTTAGGTTTGTTCCTAGCTTAAAGAGCTTTGTCTCGCCACCCGCAAAGACCGTGACCGCTTCGTCAGGAGCCGCCGCAGCAACCACCGAATTAAGCGACTCTGAAGCCGCATTGCTCCATTCACTAGGCGAAGGTAGAGGACCATATCCAACCTGCTGAGGGATAACGTTCTTAGCGTCTACAAGGGCTCCAGCAACACCAGGCTGATCTGGGAGCCACTCGCCGAAGTTCACTCTCATCGCTTGGTTACCATCATCGTGAGAGGAACGCCCGAATACTGAGACTCTTCGTCAGACCTCGTGAGAGACGCAACCGCACGATCATACAAAGCACCCCAGGTCTGCAACCGAGGATCGTTCATAAGATAGGGTTCAGCCTCTCCTAACGCTCCATACAAGACCGCGTCAGGACAATTGGCTAGAAAGACGTTCGATGTGTTGGAAGTCGAGAGAAAGTCAGGTGCGGCGTAGTACAAAATCTTAATCGTGTAATTGCTGTCAGGAATTGGCGCAAACTGAATTGTCGAGCCGAGGATCGTGTAGAAAGCCGGTACACCACTCTCGTTCGTCCTGCCATTTCTGATGAACGTACTTGGCGTTGAGTATGTGATCGGGAAGTCGGGATCAGAATCAACGTACACATCCCTTGCTTGCAAGAAGTCGCTAGGGAGGCTAATCGTAGCGACCCCACCTGTTGCCGCTGTCGATGTTTGTGTAAGCATCTGCCGCAGGCGTAAATCTCGACGAAGCCGTATTTCGGCAAGCTGGATGAAGTCTGGGATCGCGGCAGTAAGATCATCTCGTGAGAGATAATTAGCTATCGTTGTCTGTAGATTGCCGTAACTGTTTAGGGCCATATTCGACGTCGCTCCACCGGTATTCGTGCGTCCCGATGTGTCCTATTTCGAGGCTCAATTCGTGATCCACGAAAGTCTTTATCCCGTGGTCTAGGGCTTTCACGCAAAAATGCACATCTTCGCCAATTAGACCACCCGCCCCCCATACTACATCAAACCAAGGTTGCGGCATAGCCTCAAACACAGACTTATGGGTTAGCACAACCCCAAAACCTACAGCAGTCACCTCTTCGATACCCTTCTTGCCGCGGCTCTCGATCTTCTCAAAGATCTCTTTATCTTGGTGAAAGTTAATCGCAGTCGGTAGAACTGGTTTACGCCTCGTGACTGCATTAACCCCGACAATCTTTTGCCCGTGCGCTAACAGTCGTTCTAACGTGTTCTTGGGAAACCTCATGTCCGAGTCCACCCAAAGAATGTACTCAGCACCGTCTGCCAAGGCTTCTTTGGCTAGTGACTCTCTCTGACTGAATATGAGAGTGCCTGGAGCGGTATACAAGAGAAACGACCCTCCTGTTAACGCGCACCTATTGGCCCCATCGTATGCCGCTAAACGAGCCATATCGAAGGATGTCCCCGTCATCATCGTGTCCCTACACGGAACACAAAGAGCTATCTTCATACTTTTCCTGGACGAGTTCTGAAGTGTCTGTTTTCTGGGTCGTTCATCCACGCCCTGAATTTCTTCTCGTCTGCGATAGCAAAGCCTCGCATGATCCCCTGTTTGTTTAAGTCATCAACTACCGCAAAAGGTAGTTGTGCGTAACGTGTCCACTCACCCCAACGCTCACGCTCATCAGTCGCGTTATAGAGTGCTTTGTTCTGCTCGACAATATCCGTGATGTCTTGAGTTCGCTCAAAGACATACTGGTCGTCAGTTGCATGAAATTTAGTTTTGAGCATAAAAAAAGGGAGGTTGTTACGCCTCCCTCTTTTTTACCACAGTTTTTGTTACGCTGTCTTGAGGTCAGCCAAAATACCGTGGGCAGCCTCGTTACGCATCTCCATCGTGAACTCAGCAAGGATCTGAGTTTTCTCGGAGTCGCCAGTCTTGGCAAGCTCATTGGTCTGGAAGGGACGCAGA